GAAGCAAAGCGTAGAGGGATTAAACCATATCATGGAACACTGTCAAAGAATTTAATAAAAATTAAAGAGATATATACAGATGAAGAAATTAATGCGATTGCTAAAGGCGGTAGGGTTGCTCCTGGTATGCCAAGTATGCCTATTGCTAATTTCGATGGTGATATCGTCACTTTTGGTATTATTAGTGATACTCATATTGGCAGTATTTATACTGATAATAGTCATATACTTAGAGCATTTAATGAGTTTGATAAAGCAAAAGTAGATTTTATTGTTCATTGTGGCGATGTAACTGAAGGAATGTCAAATAGAGATGGGCATGTTTATGAGGTAACAAATATTGGCTATGAAGCACAGAAACATGCTGCAATTGAGATATTGAAATATGCTCCAGCTAAATTATATTTAATTGATGGTAATCACGATAGATGGTATAAAAAGAGAAGTGGAGCATATATTGTTCAAGATATTGCGAAAGCTATTGATGGTATATATTTAGGTGAAGATGAAGGTGATATTTCATTAAAAGGTTTGATAACTTTAAAGTTATGGCATGGTGAAGATGGAAATACTTATGCTATTAGTTATAGAATGCAAAAGATTGTAGAATCATTAACTGGTGGAACTAAACCGCATATTCTTATTGCTGGTCATGTTCATAAAATGATGTATAACTTCTTAAGACATATTCATTGTATAGGTGCTGGTTCAATACAAATGCAATCTAAATGGATGCGTGGTAAAAGATTAGAAGCACATACTGGATTTTGGGTTTGTAAGGTATGGATAAATGAAAAAGGAGTTGGGAAATTCCAATGTACTTGGTATCCACTATATGTATGAAAACAATTAGTTATACAGATATACATAGAGAGGAACATAGTCATAATATCTTTGATGATGTTGAAGAGTTCACTATGTTCTATGGAGGAAACCCCCCACCATTAGTTAAAGATTGGAAACTTGGACAGAAAGATGATTGGGTGTTAGCTGACGATGGAAAGATATGTGAAGTTATTTTTAGAAAAGATGAATTAGCACATCCTGGAGATATTGGTAAATATAAATATCATAAAGGTTATCTTAGGACTGTTGTAATGAGTGCTGTTATAAATAATAGTCCAAGTTCTAAATTAGATTGTGACCCAACTAAACATAGAACAAGATATCAATTTGGAGATGCAAAGCCATACGACCAAAGAAATAGAATTACAACAAGAAAGAATATAACGAAGAATGAAAGGGTTTTCATATTTAACTTGTTACATAGACGAATGACATTAGAAGAATCTTATAAAGATGCTTATAAGAAACATATAGTATCTGGTTCAAGAGTTCTTGAAAAAGCATTATTATTAGTTAAACAGGAGAGAATTTTGGCAGAAATAAAAAAAGAAGTTGCTGAAGCAGCAAGTAAACTTGGAATATCACACGAAACTGTGCTTGGTAGAATACAGCAATTTGCAGATAGTGATGCTGTTGACCCAAGAGTTTCGCTTGATGCTGCAAAAACATTAGGTAAAGCAATACAGACATTTGAACCTAAAGAAACAAAACAACAAATGCTTGGAGGATATGGAGTTGTTGTTGAGCAGATTGATGAAGGTGATATGAAATTAATTGATGAAGTGACAGATATTGAACAGGAACAACTGCCTGCTTGAAAATAAAAGACATATATACTAAATATCCATTTGACATCAATGCCATTGGTGAGGTTGAATCTGAAGCAAAGATGTTATTTGTTTGCTATCATAGTCAGGTAATGTATGGCAAGGTATTTCTGCCTGGAGATTTTAAAAGAAGTGAAAGTCCTGCTGTGCATTATGAGATATGTGCTGAGATTAACAATAGAACATCAATGCCATTTGCGTTGATTATTGCTCGTGACCATGCTAAGACTACTTTGATAAAATCTTTTATATTGAAGACTTTTTGTTACACAAGAGATAATATGTATAAATTCTCAAAAGCAACAAAGAATCCAATATTAAGGGCATATTGGGAACAAGAAGCTAAGGAATGGGAACCACATTTCTTTGGATGGGTATCATCAACACAAAAGAAATCATTCTCAAATGTTAAATATGTGTCACAACATTTAGATATTAATTTGAAGATTAGACATTATTTTGGAGATTTGAATGGCAAAAGACAAAAAGGATACACTTGGGCAAAAGAAGAAATTGTCACAGCAACAGAGGACAAGTTGCTTTCACGAAGTAATCTATCCAGTCTTAGAGGTGAAACCCACCCAACAACTGATTGGGGAGCTTTACGTTACACAGGAGTGTTCATTGATGACGCTGAGAATGAAGACAATACCAAAACTGAAAATGCAAGAGATGGTATAGCTTCAATGATAATGGATGGTGTATATCCCGCTATTGATAAAAAGCGTGGAAGATTATTCTTTATCGCTACACCAGTACATTATGATTCATTTGCACAAAGATTAATGGATGATTGGGCAGAAGTACAATCTGGACATCTTAAAGATTTTATGTGGAGAATGATTGTTAAACCTGCTACGCAACCGCTATTACCTGGTGGAGTTCTTTGGCCTGATAGATATCCAAAGGAAGAATTGGAAAAGATACGAAAGACTTATGTTCATTCACCAAAGGGCGAAGCTGGTTATTGGCAAGAATATGAGTTACAAGTACAGTCAGAAGCAGATGCTTTGTGGACTGATAAACATATTGAGGTATATAGAGGTTCATATATATATATTGATGGTACAAGTTATATTGTTATTAACGATGAATATGTTCCTGTATTAACCTTTTTAGGTTGTGACCCAGCTACTGATATTGATACTAAATCATCTGACTATTCAGTTATTATGGTTATTGGTGTTGATTCTGCAAATAATCGTTATTGCATTGATTATGAGCGACATAGGTCTATACCTACACTTGGAAGAAAAGTTTGGAATGTAGAACAAAAGAAATTTATCACGGAAGGTAAAAAGGGAGTTGTTGATTATATTATAGAGATGTATCAAAGATATCATTGCGAGCATGGAGTAGTTGAAGATGTTGCAATGACAAGAAGCGTACATCAAGATTTATGGAAAGAACAACGAAGGTTGAATATTCAGAATATGACCATCATTCCAGAGAAACCTGCTGGTAGAGATAAACATAATAAGATTTATACATATCTCAATCAATGGTTTGCAATGGGTGCTGTTCATATATTAAAGAATCATACATCATTAAGGTATGAGATTAAAACATTTGGTGAAAAAATGGGTCATGATGATACAATAGAAACATTCTATTTTTGCTGTATGTATGCAAGACCACCAAAAACTGCTACGCAAGGTGCGATGGGGACAAGCAGAAGAGTATTAAAAAAAGAGAAACCAAGAGCTAAACATTGGTTTTATAATTAAAGGACAATTGAATGAAAGAAACTAATTACGAAGCACATACAGAAACAGACCTTGCTCAAATCAATAGAGATTTGTATTTGCATACAAATGATTCTGTTCATAAAAGATGGGAAAAGTTTGGGCAAAAGGGATTTGACTATTTTTTAAATGAACAATTAACTTCTGATGGAATTAAGAATCTTGAGAAACAAGGGCTTCCTACTTTTATTGTTAATGAAATAACTCCAGTAATAGAGATGATGAGATACTTTGCTACTGCGAATGACCCAAAATGGAAAGGTGTTGGGACAGAAGGTAGCGATATAGATATTGCACATATACATACTGTTGTTGCTGAACATTCTTGGAAGTTATCAAAAGGTAGAAGTGTTTATGCTCAAGTTATTCTTGATTCATTAACACGAGGTCTTGGTATTAAACAGATATATGTAGATGCCGATGCTGATAGAGGGCAAGGTGAAGTACTATTTAAAACTGTTAATCCAAAGCATGTATTTGTTGATAAACAATCAACTGATATAATGTGGGATGATGCTGGATTTGTACTTGTTAAACTTGATTTACCAAGAACTGTATTAATGACACAACTTCCAGATTATTCTAAAATAATTGAGGTTGCTGGTGCTGATTCTTCATATAATTATAGTTCATTAGCTGATAGACAAGATTCACAAGCAGTTATTGATGAAGATGTTAAGACTACTGCAATTACATCTTACGCTAAAGAAGATGATATACTTGATTATTATGAGTGTTATAGAAAGGTTAAAGTTCCTTATGTTAGTGTATTTTTAAGTATTAAGCCATCTGGTGAAACATTACAGTTTATACAAAGAAGTGTTAATGTTAAGATGACTGAGTTTTCAAAAGAAACGCAAGTCCAAGTTGAAGAACAAATAAGTAAGTTGAAACAACTAACAGAGAAACCAATTGAAGAAGGTGGAATTATTGAAAGTAGATTTAAACTTGAAGTTGAGAAACTCCAAACTGGAATGCGTCAAGCAATAACAAAAAGACGTGAAGATTTATTATCTCAAGGAGTGAAGGAAAATACAAAACTTAAACAATATATTGTAGCTAAAGCTGAATGGGATAAAGAAAAGAATAAACCTGAAGTTGTTGCAAATCTTGTTGATGCTATAACATATAATGCTACAAGAATAAAAGTTACTGTATCGGTTGGAGATAAATTCTTATATCAAAAACCAATTAAAAGTCTTGAGCATTATCCATTAGTACCATTCCCTTATACGTTTACAGGAACTCCAATGCCAATGTCGGCAGTTGCTCCATTAATCGGTAAACAAGATGAGATTAATAAAGCACATCAGATTATGATACATAATGCAAATCTATCTTCAAGTTTAAGATGGAAATATTTTGAAGGTTCAATTGATGAAGATGAATGGGAGCAGTATTCAAGTTCTGCTGGTGCCTTATTAAAGGTTAAGATGGGATTTGATATGCCACAAGAGATTATGCCATTACAACTTAACAATGCTTTCTATGAGATTGTAAGACAAGGCAAAGAAGAAATTCAATATCAATCTGGTATTCCTGGATTCTTACAAGGACAAACAGGTGGAAGTTCTGATACTTATAGAGGTATGTTAGCCAATGATGAATATGGCACACGAAGAATTAAATCTTGGATGCACAATATAATTGAACCATCACTTGAAAGAGTTGGTGAGATTCATAAGACATTGGCGCAGGCAACATATAAAGCACATAAGGTATTTAGAATAGTTCAACCAAATGCTGGAGGCGGTCAAGATGATGTTAAAACAGCAGAGATTAATATACCTAAATATAATAACTATGGAAATGTTATTGGGAAGTATAATGATTATGCTTCTGCAAGATTTGATGTTAAAATAGTTGCTGGTTCTACATTGCCTATTAATAGATGGGCATTAGTTGATGAGTTCTTTAAATGGGCACAAGCTGGATTTATAGATGATATTGCATTTATCGAACAAGCCGACATTCCAAATAAGGAAAGATTAATAGATAGAATGTCTAAACTTGCTAAGGCAATGAAGCAGATACAAGGACTTGAAAGGGATAATGAAGACTTAAATGGAGTTGTTGAAAGATTGAAAACTCAAATAATCCAAGGTGATATCCAACATGCTTCTGCAAGAGAACAAATGAGAATTGAAAAAGGTAGCAAGGATACACAGGGACAGCAAAAAGTATACCAGAAAGATTTAGCAAATGAAATGAAGTTTGCAAGAAAGGAAATACAATTAGCTGTTAAGGAAGTAATTATGGAATTTAAATTGGCTATGAAAGCAGAGTTAGAGGCTAATAAGCCATCACAAAATAGCCAAACAAAAGAAAAATAAGTATTGCATCATACGATAATTATTATTAAATTAAAGGGAATAATATGGATAATACAGGAACAAAATCTGGCAAACAGGATAGCAACTTTGGTGGGAGTAGAATGGGCGATAGTCCAGCTTTAGCAGCATTGAAAGCAACTGCACCAAACCCTAATTCTGTGCCAACACAAAATAGCAACAGACAAACATCAGCAAGAACGCAGGTTAAGCCAAATGACTTATTTAGTCGTATGGAAACTGCGCTTGAACCTGGATTGTTTGATGCTGATATTCCATTACAGGATGTTCCAAGTTCAAATAATCCTGCGGACTATCAAGTACCACCTCAACAAATTAACCAGCCTCCACAAAGGATGGTAACTCAGCAAGAGCAGTTAGCTGAAGTTTTAGGAATGAATAAACAACCATTACCAAATGAAGTTAATGTTCAAACTCAACAACAGCCACAGCAATTTGCTGACCCCAATCTCCAAGGACAACCTGATAAAAGCGTAGAGCAAAGGTATTCAGATTCAAGTAGGGAAGCAAAACGATTAGCACTTGAAAATGCAAACTTGAAAAAGCAAGTAGATTCAATTGCTCCAGTAATGCCCCTTATAATGAAACTAAAAGAAAGCGAATCATTGCGAAATATCGTTAATGGTTATTACTCGGATGGTGGTATCATGCCAAAAGACATTAAGAAAACATTAAACCTTTCTGATGACTTTGTTTTTGATGGTGATGATGCCTTTAATAAACCTGATTCAGAATCTGCGAAAGTACTTGCATCAACTATAGACATGGCTTCATTTGCGAGAGCAAATCAAGTTCGTGAAGAGATTATGCAAACATTGGCTAAACAACGCCACCAAGAAAATGCAGAAAGAGAAAGACAATTATTTAAACAGAGTAATAATCTTGACGACACACAAATGTCAAATTTAGATAACTTTATGAAAACTCATACAGTTACTCTTGATGATATTTTGTATTTATCAAGCAGAGGTTTGCGAGAACAGAATATCGCTCAAAACGTTCAACAGGATGTCATAAATCAGATGCACAATGTTAGAGAGGTTATGCCTCAAACATTGAGTGGAGCATCTCCAGTGCCTGTTGATATGAATAGTGAGGATGCACTGTTCTTAAACGCATTTGGAAATGCCCAGAGTGAAAAAGGATTCTTTGATTAGAAACCAATTTCGCTAAGAACTGATTTACACAACTTAAAAGGAGATTTACATGAACGATTATAGTGGAATCACGATGCCTGCTAATTCAGGTGTCCCACATACAGTCAATGCTCCAGTGGCAAGTTTCGATGTATCAGGTCTTTCTACTTATGATATTGGCGATTTAAGGCGCAAATTCAATTTTGGAAATACCTATACTCGATTGTCATTTAGACGTGACCCATTTCTCCATTTAGCCAACACATTAAAAGGAATGAAACTTCCAACAGATGATGCTAAGTGGGAATATGCCGTCAAAAGAAATACCAGTGCATATAAGCGTTATGCTTATGTCGTTGGTATTGATGTTGATGCTACTGTTGCTGCCGATTACAATGTAACCGATGCGACAGGATTATGGACTACCTTTACTGCTGCTAATTCCAACAAGTTCTTACTTAGTGGAACAAGCAATGCTTTTGCAGATATTGCTGTAGGACAAGCGTTTAGTCTATTAATGGCTGGAGATTACAAAACTGCTGGTAATTTAGTTAATAAGATTGGTCGTACTGCTGATTATACACTTGGTTCCGATGGAACAAGACCTAACTTTTTCTTACCAAACCAAACACTTAAAATCCCATTAGCTGGAACCATTACAACTGGTGTTGTAGCTGATTACGCAACAGTAAAAATTAATTCCATATATAACTGGAATTATTGGACTGCTTCTGGTGGAACTGTCCACAAACAGGGTGTGGTTTTAAATGTTACTTTAGTAAAGGCAGCAATTACTTCAACAAATGAGTTTCCAGTTTATTGTGGAACTACTACCATCTTTGACGTAAGTCATAGCACTGGTTCAAGTTCAATAGCACAATACTTGGAACCTGCTCGTAGTTATGTTGAAGGAACTGCTTATCATGAAGTATCTGGTTACGGTTCAACTAATATTATGCAACCCTATTCAACTGAAGATGGATTAAATCAAATCTTTAAAGTAACTGCGATGATGAGTAATCGTGCTCGTGCTACTGTATTGAAATTTGGTGGAAATCCGTGGGCAGATGAATGGGAAGATAAGATGCGTGAAATGAATTGGGATGTTGGTCAAACAGCATACTTCGGAGAACAGGGAACTGACTCTGATGGTATTACATATACCGAAGGATTCATTAACTACGCATTAAACAACGCAAATTCATTTTCATTAACACTTTCAACCAAAACACTTGATGACTTTCTTGAGGATATGAGCGCATATAATGACCCAAGATATCAATATGATTTGGGTTCTAATATTGCTTATTTCTGTAGAACGGATGTTTGGAACTGGTTACACAAACTGAGTGGTTTTCAACAAAACAATGCTCAAATAAGTTCTAACTATTCATTTGATTTAAGTCGTAAAGGAAATATTGCCGGTGTTGATTATAGTCAGTTTACCGTACAGGGAACTACAATGAATGTCATTCGTGACGTACATTTAGATGGGACTAATGTTAAAATGGCTGCGATTAATTTAAAGGCTGCTCACATTCGACCATTGATTGGTAATGGAATTAACCGTGATATCACTGTATATCCTGGTGTTAAAACTATCGCAAATAGTGGTGAAGATTATAGAGTAGACTTAATACAGGGTGACATTGGATTTATGTTCACTTCACCTGAAACCCACGCTGTGTGGTTATAGGAGGAAATGATGTTAAAATCAAATAGAGGACAAATAAATAGTGGCAATGCTGCTGCTCCTGCAACCCTTAACGAACCATTCACATTAGCTAATCATCCAGAAGCAAGTATGAGCGTTGAAGACATTCAGCATCTTTTAGACTTTGCTAAAATGTTAAGAGTTGGTTCAGCTTCTGGACATGGTCGTCTTGTACAGAGATTTGTACATACAATACCTGTTGGTGGAGTAACTACTAAAACATTTACTGCTACAGTACATGCGTTAGCAGTTGAAGGTGGATATGTTAAGGTATCTAATGCTGAAGGTGATTATGATATTGATATTGGTATTGTAGATGCTGTGACGTCATTATGTAATGATGTTATTACACTTCTTTCAGGTAGTTCTGACGGATATAATGGTTATGCTCCAATATCAACAGAATACTTAACAGCTGATAAAGATGTTGCAATAACAATTACTACGAATGCCGCTGGTACGAATACTAAACCGATAACGATTGAAATATTCCTATTTTGTACTGACGCAAGAACAACAAGTTAATAGGAGGTTAATATGAGATTACTCAAATTAATTCTTCCATTTATATGTTTGTTTGCATTTGCAAATAGTCAAAGCACAACTTGGAAAGGTTGGGTAGCTAATCACCCAGACGCAGATGTTACAGCATCTGAGGCACAGGCATTAGATGAATTAGCTGATGCTATTGATGGTATAAGTTCTGCTGAAGCAGATGTCTTATATACAGTAGCTGGTGGCGGGGCATTAACACTTGGTTCATTAATTGTTGATAACTTAACACTTGATGCTAATGCGATAACATCAACTGCTGGAGATATAACAATTACTCCATTGGCTACAAATGACATAGTTCTTGATGGTCATTGGGAAGTTGATGGTCCACTAATAACTGGAATAACCGACAATAATACTACGATTACAGCTTATGCTGGAAAGAATGTTACTATTGATGGTACTACGTTTGATGGTGGAGTTGTTGCTGGAATATCTACTTTAACTACAACTGGTGACGTTGATGTTGGAGGAGATTTTACTCCTGCAACTATAACAATGGCACAAACAGCATCGGCTAATACTTACACTTGGTTGCAATATAATCAATGGACTACAGGTGCAGATATGGCTGCTGGCGGAACTTATGGTGCTTACAATAAGCTAAACATAGGTCATACTGTTCAAAATGCTATCGCTGGTAAAAGTACAGTTAGATACTTAACGCTTGCGGCTGATGAAACAGTTAATTATGCTGCTGGACTTGAGGCGACATTGGAACTTGATGATGTTAGTACTCATACGCTTACTGTAACTGACCATCTTTCAGCATTGAATCTATACTTTGATGGTATAGGTCAAGTTGAAGGTGTGGGTGGTGGTGCTTATTCGAAGATGAATCTTTCACGTGCTATGTGGAACTCAACTGCGAATTTTGCTATTGAAACCAACGGCTATCAAATAGAAACTGCTCCAAATTCATATTTGGATTATGGGTTTAATGTCTATAATGATGGAACAATGCAAGCGGGACTTTGGATTCATAATAATCCTGCACATGGTACGATGGTTAGTGACATTAAAACCTCAAGTGGTGCTATGATATTTACTGGTACTGCTGCTAATGGTGACGCTGTATATGCTGAAGTGGGTGCTGTAGATGCAACTGGTTCGATATACCTCAGTACTGCTGCTGGAGATTTATTTATCCAAGTGGCAAATGCTGGAGCAGCAACTGATTGGGAACGAATGACAAGTGCTGATACTGATTAGGTAATATCATGGAACTTAAAAGTGTTCATGTTGATGCCTATACTCAGCATACTGGAGTGGAGGAGTTTACTGTACTAAGTGGTAATGAATTGGAAATAAATTATTCCAATCCAGATAAGGTTGAAGTTCTTAAAGTTGAAGTTCCTAAAGGTAAAGAATATGATGTTCGCATTAATATTCTTATAACTGAAAAGGATGTTGAATGAAAAAAATACTATTAATACTATTTGTTAGTTGTTTGTTCTCTCAAGAAATTACTGTTAACGACACTATTGCTATTCAAAATAAAATGCTTGAAGAAGTAAAAATTGAATTAGCAAATCGTTATGATAATTTAGAAATAGAGAAACAACACATTATTTATACATGGCGAATAATTAATAATATGATTAAAGAAGTAAAGTCAGATAGTACTGTTATAAAATAATAAATTGGGGTGGGTTTAACGACTCACCCCAACATTATAGGAGTTT